TTATATACTTCTAGTCGACCTGTATCATCATCTAACTGTACTGTATGAAAATACCGACCAATTAATTGTTGTTCTTTAAATTCTTTACTCATATAGATCTCCTACATATTTAGTGTGTACTTTTTTCTTTCTACCTCTTTGCTTTACTTCTTTACGCTTATCTAATAATTCCTTATCCTCTCGAATCATTTGACATAAGTGTAAATACTGTTTGGCAGTCATGACTTTATATGGTGTGTTGTCCCAACCCTTAGTCATCTTCCAATATCCATCATGCCTTGTATATTTATATTCTAAATACTTCCCATCATTAAACTCTTTACATAGCATCATGTACATTTCACGCATCGTCATTTCTTTTTCTTCCCAAAGATGCGCTCAAAGTTCTCTTCAAACTTCTTTCTGTCTGTAGGACGTTGTTTGTCACCTTTGCCACCTGGTCCTACTCCATCAGTATTTGCCATAATAAAAGTCACCTCTTGCCTTTCTTTTTAAATCATTGAAGTATCTTTTTGATGCCCATTCTATTTCATGTTCTACAGCATCTATGACACTATTCTTTAACTGGACTTTATCTTTTAGTTTATAATAGTCCCCTACTGTTTTTATGTTATGTCTATTTAATGCTGTCATTTCTCGACTTGCATGCCACATTAATACTTCAATCGGTAAAGTGTCATTAACTATACCTTCAGTTTTCTTCAGATGCTCTTTGAGTTTTATAATGTTAATAAATCTTATCTGTCGCTCTATAATATTCTTCACTGTTAATTTAGAAATCTTAAACTCTTGAGCTAAATCTTCATAGCTTGTGCCATTCTTATGCATCTCAAACATTTGTTTATTTCTGTATTGCATGTATTCTGGACCACGACGCTCTCTAATTCTTTTATCTCTTTTAATACGATCCTCGATTGCATGTATCTCTTTTGTTAAATCTTTTGACCTTGCTTTATATGCTTCTTCTAATTCTTTACGTTTAGCTTTATATTCTTCTAATTTTGTATTTAACTGTTGATATTCTTTATCTGGTATAGTTAATAGTTCAATCATATCTCACTTCTTTCTTAATAAATCCTTCTGGCAACATAATATAATCTTCATGTAGACAAGACGTATATGGTGCATCAGCATAATACTCAGCTACATAATTATTGGCTACGGCACAACTAATAAAGTTTCCTATATATTGTGGATCTTCCATCGTGACCCACACGACTAAACAATACTCAAACATATTACTTCTCCTGGTAGTTATCTATACGATTAACATTCAGTATATGTTTTATGTCTTCATTATCCAACATGTATTCTTTAACATCGTCCCACTTCACACGATTGTCATAAACAATACGCCTTAAGTTACCACGAATGCCGGGATAAGCAGATCGAGGTCTTGCTTCTACATACTTTAGTGCTTCTAGTTTTTTAAGATGGTATTGGATATTAGATGGATTACAACCTAAATCTTTTGCTAAGGTACGAATCCCTACAATAGAGAAACCTTGTTTGTTACAATAAGCTGCTAAGATTGCTAACACTCTCATATTCCCGTTGGTTACCTTCTTATCTTTTATTGCCTTAAATGGTAATACTACAAAGTACCTGTGATCTTCATTTCTAAACTTCTTGATCTTAATACTTTCAGGTATCTTGTATTCCATATATCTATCATATAGTATAAAGATATCTAGTCAATACGTTATAAGTAAAATAAATCAAAAGACTATAGAAATCTCTTAGCTTTATAGTACAATGAATATACGGGGCCATGACCTAGCCCTCCTGTCGGTAGATGTGACCAAGGGAATAAACGGACTTAATGTCACCGGGTGAAACTGGAAGTAGACAGTAGATACTAACAATATCTATATGAACGATAAACGAGAACATCCTCAGATTCTGTGTTTTTTTATACAGGTTTGGTTCTATAAAGTAATATATGTCAGAACACAGTTAGTCAGAAGGACTGGTGTTCATACTCAACAATCATTTTTTTATAAAAAAAATAAAAGACTATGTCCGAACAACAATCGCCATGTACATACCAATGTCGTTTAGAGTCTATAGAAGATGAAGAGATGTGTATCTCTTGTGGTCGACTTAGAGACGAAATCGTTAATTGGCGAGAATATGATGACAATCAAAAACAAATTGTCTTTCAGCTATCTAATAATAGACTTTTAAGAAAACTAGCAAAAATTTGAGTAATACACCCCCATACGATGTCCTAGGGTGGAGGGGGATAAGGTCACTTTTTCCACAGGTTATCCACAATGTTATCCACAACTTATCCTGGTAGTTATCCACAGGTTATCCACAAGCAGCCATGGCCCTAACAGATTTATTACAGTTATGACTACACTAAATCAAACTAGTTAATACTAATATCCATTAAGGGTGTTATGTTTAATTCATACTTATACACAATGGATCTAAACCATTGATAAGTAAAACTAATCAGTGCCGGGATGATGATAAGAAATATGTATCAATCAATCATTGACAAGAGATATCCAATCAATTAATAATGCAATCACATTTTATTAATCTTGAAAGGATACAAAATGAAAGATTTAAGAGAATATTCACACAAAGAACTATCGTTAATAGTATTCAATGATCATTATCTATATTCTAAAATGATGGAATTTTATGATAATAAGTCAATTAATACCACATTTGCATTGATTAATTTACTCACTAAAGAAGGTTATAAATACAATAATAATCAATGGTCATTTTTTATAAGTGATGTTAACTCACATATTAAAGAATTAAGAGGGGATGTAAAATGAAAGTTTATTTATGTCAACTACCATGGGCTAATTATGACATTACATGCATTGCAAAGACTGAAAAACAAGCAATGGATAGTGTTTATAAGCAATACAAAATAGCCGAACAAAATAATCATTCAACACCAATGCCAAAAAAAGAAGCATTTAGATATTATGGGGGTTGGGTGTTATGTACTGAATTTAATGAGGTACATTGGTTATGAATACATTACACTTCTTTAAAAATAAGGGCGATGCACAAAAGATCGCCCATTCACTTTCAATCACGTCTAAAATGCCATGTGATAGTTATTCACTACCTATCGCCAATTGCAATGTAGGATCTAAATTAGCAAAAGTCAAAGGATCTATTTGTTCAAAATGCTATGCATCCAAAAATAGCTATGCATGGCGAACAACTAAAGAAGCAATGCAAAAACGCTTGAATACTATTAAAGATCCATTATGGGTTGATGCGATGATTAAATTAATAGGAATTAAAACACCCTATTTCAGATGGCATGATTCAGGCGATATTCAAAATCTTGATCACTTCAATAAGATATGCCAAATTGCAAAAGCAATGCCAAATACGCAATTTTGGATACCTACAAGAGAAATAGGAATAATCAAAGAATATGCACAAAATAACATCATACCAAACAACTTAATTGTAAGATTAAGTGCCATGTTTATAGATAAAGAAGTCATTATTCCAAAGTCTTTACAAGGCATTAAAAACATTGTGACAAGTAATGTCCACACTATTAAACCTATTGGTACAGAATGTAAAGCATACCAAAATAAGAATGAATGTGGATCTTGTAGGGCTTGTTGGAATACATCTATTAAATCAATATCATATAAGGCACACTAAGGGGGCGATAATGAAAAAACAATATATAGCTATAGGCATTTCACAATATAAAGATACAAGGGATCAAGTTAGGGCGTTTTATATTGATACCAATGGAATTGATGCACGCAATTATATTATCAACCATTTTGATCAAAGCCTAATTTGGACTTATACAGAATCAAATAATTATATTAAATAGTGTTAACTTAAAGATATTTAATTGACTTTAGATATCTTTAGGGTTATCATTAAATTGTAACCATTAATTAACTTAAATCTTGAAAGGATATGTTATGAATCAAAAAGCAATGCAATTAGTACATGATAGCGATTTTTCAGAATTGATCAATTCATTAATTCAAGAGAGATTGCAACAATATCAAGATAGAATTGATAGTTTACAAATAGCTTATTTAAGCAAGAGCAATAAATTATATAAGCTTGAAAAAGAACTATCAGATCTAAAAGTGAGCGCATCTCAAGAGGATGTATCACTTGACTTTATAAATTCCATTTTGCCATTGTATAGATCGCCAAACGATGAGCAATCAGAATACAAAGGCATTCCAATAAAGTATTTAAAATCATTTCAAAAGCACTTCAAGGGCGTGTATAAAATGCGCTACCGTGGCAATAATGCCAAGGATCAAGGCTATAAACGCCCTAAATCCTATGTGCGTGTGGAATATGCCACAACTTTTGCAATGTATCCAATTCATAAGGGGGTGTAATTATGTGTATATGTGATTTATGCAATCAATTTACAGATATGCGTAGCTTGGTGATGACTGAAGTTAGTGAAGATATAACATTATTTATATGCCAAGATTGCGATGGGCGATACGATGAGGAAGAAATATACGAGATCGTACAGGAAATGAAGCACGATGCCATGGTAGATCGTCAAGTTGATGATTATCTTTTAACGAAAACGGAGGATTAGTTATGTATGAATACAAAAAACATAACAGTGGCAAGGGTTGTAAAGCTCTTGCCATTGGTTTAATTATTGGTGCGTGTCTAGGTGCTTACATTCAAACACATGCACAACAATTGCTTGAATTGTATTATCCAATTACGCCTGATTACATATGTAAGGATGGTAAAACCTACGAGCAAGTATCAGAGGGGCATTCTGTCTATATCAAGATAGACAAGCAATGCATCAAATCAAAATGAAGGATTTTTTTATAATCTTATTCGGACACATCGTATTTGCGCTTGTGTCTTTAACCATTCTATGGATTGTTGAATCAATCATAGATCTTTTTACACATGGAGGTAACAATGGTAGGAAAAGTAACGAGTAACAAACAACTGAGTGCATCCCAAGTGCCTGTACTCATGGGTTTGTCAAAGTTTCAATCACGCAATGAATTGCTTAAGCTTGTCATGGATGCAAATCATGGCATAGAGCCACCCGGCATCTCGAACGAGAGCATGGATTGGGGAAACACTTTAGAGCCAATCATTCTGAATGAAGCATGTAAGCGTTTAGGACTTGGCAATCCTAAAATTACACATGATAAACCTTATCAACATGACACGCTGCCAATCGCTTGTAGCCTTGATGGCACAATAGATGGCAATGACCAGGAAATTATGACTGACTTAGAAAAAGGGATTATTTGTGTCAACGCAGATAAGATCAAATTGTCAGGTAAGATTATTCTGGAATCCAAGCTAACGGCTCATGAAGTAGAGAGTGCAGATCAATTGCCACTCTATCGTGGCCCATTGCAATTACAAGTTCAAATGGATATTTGTCATGCAGAAGTAGGTGTTGTATGTGTGCTTTATAAGGGTACAACGCTAAGATTGTTTGTGTATCAAAGAGATGATGAGACACTCTCTCAAATACATGATGCAATCATGGACTTTCAAAGAAGGATTGACAAGTATTTAACGAATGAAGAAGTTGAATGGTACGATATGCAATCGCCTGACGAAGCATCAAGAGTCTTTGATGAGGCAGAAAAAACCACCATTGAGCTACCTGATTTTGAACCACTTGCAGAACAAATCCTTACTTTGAATGAAGAAATCACTGACAAACAAAAGCAAATTGATGCGTTGCAAATTCGCATCATGGACGAAATGCGTGATAGTCAATACGCTCATTCAGGGCGTTATAAAATCTCATGGCCCGTAATTAATTACAAGGCTCAACCTGAGAAGTACACACCACCTCGCCCGGCTCGAACAGTCAGACAATCTAAATTGAGAATCAGAGATAGGGAGGACTTGTAATGAATGATGATTATCAACAATACTACGAAACTGTCTTAAGAGAAGAAGAATATCTTGACGACATCAAGCAACAAGAAAAAGAAATGGATGATTTTGAATTCTTAGCGATCATAAAAAGACGGATCGTAGATAAACGCAGAAGAAAACTATTATTAAAAACTTACTTTGGAGAACATTATGACAGAGAAAACTTTGGAGACTGTTAAGTCTTGTATGGATTATGTAGCAAAACTAAATGAAACAGAGGGTGTAGAGCAAAAAGGTGGTAAAAAATACACTCAAGTTGTCCATCGAATGGAAGCATTTAGAAAATATTTTGGTTTTGAATATACCGTAATGACTGAAATTGTTGTTGATACTACTAGTAGAGTAGTGATGGTTGCTAAAATATTAAATAGAGAAGGGATGATTGTAGGTACAGGTCATGCTGAAGAAATTCGAGGTCAAGGTTATGTGAATAAAACTTCAGCGCTTGAAAACTGTGAGACTTCTGCAATTGGACGTGCGCTTTCAGCTATTGGCTTGTCAGGTGGTGAGTATGCATCGGCTAATGAGATGGATGGTGTTGAGCGTAAATCTAACGCCATGGCTGAGCAAGTCAAACAAGCTAATGTAAAAAAGTAATTAGCCTCAGTCTTCCCGGCAAAGGTTCAGTTGAGGTCAAGGATCGTGATGATCTAAGAAAACAAATGAAGACTATGTCAAGTTTGATTGAGGCAAATCAAAAACTAACGCCAAGTGAGAAAACAGATAAGCTTTCTAAGTTCTTGAATGAGAACGAAAAAACACTCAATAATGAAGGCGTTCAAGTATGGATGGAAATCAAGAATCACATACTTGACTTGTTACGAAAGATAGAGAGGGGTGAATAATGGATAAGACATTAGCGCACGACCCTTTGTATGAACGTTTACATGTCAGAAGTTATGTAAATGATGATCCATATGCAGCACTCGTGTTAGCGATTCTACGCAATGCATTAGATGAGTACTTAGGTTATCGAGTACCTGATAAATTGAGAGAACCAGCCAAACGATTTATCTATCATGACAATGAAATATTTCATGTAGCGATGTTATTGCTTGGATGTGATCCTGATTTATTTCGTAAACACATTACAAAAATGCGCTTAAACAAAGAACGATTAAGAAAACCAAGGAATGATGAATGAATTACTTATCGTTATGTAGTGGCATTGAAGCAGCAACAGTGGCTTGGCATCCCTTGGGGTGGAAGCCTGTTGCCTTTTCTGAAATAGAAAAGTTTCCAAGTGAGGTATTGGCGCATCATTATCCTGATGTGCCTAACCTTGGAGACATGACTCAATTTAAGGAGTGGAATTATGAAGAAGGATCAATTGACCTTGTGGTCGGAGGAACACCCTGTCAATCGTTCTCCGTTGCGGGACTTAGAAAAGGACTTGAAGATCCCAGAGGCAACCTTGCCCTTACCTTTTGTGGAATACTTAATAAGTTTAGACCCAAGTGGTTCGTTTGGGAAAACGTGCCGGGTGTCCTCAGTTCAGGACGAGGACGGGACTTTGGTAGCTTCCTCGGGGCGTTGGTCAAACTCGGGTATGGGTTCAGCTACAGGGTGCTTGATGCTCAGTACTTCGGAGTGGCCCAAAGACGTAGAAGAGTGTTTGTTGTCGGACACCTTGGAGACTGGAGACCTACAGCAGAAGTATTATTTGAGTCCGAGAGCTTGCAGAGGGATATTAAACCGAGCCGAAAGGAGGAACAAGATCCTCCCGGATACATTGAAACAGGCTTTGGAGCATACCGCCAATCAACAGTCGGAGGAACAACCAAAGCATGTGGAGGAACGCTAAGTGGTGGCAGTGAAACCTTTGTTGTTAAAGAGGTAGTCAATGCATTAGATACAGAGTGTGGTGGTAGCAGATTAAATCACCAAACTGCTATGTCAGGTCACTTACTACATGTAGCAGAAAAAGCACCAACACTCACTTCTAGCGCTGCAGGGATTAGTCGAGTGGGTAATGATACAACGGCAGATAGTCAATACATTGCTCAAGCTTTTCATGCAACACAAGATCCTATTAGTGGTAAGAAGTCACCATGCTTGGGAGCAACATCCAAAATTGGTGTAGCTTATGCACTACAAGGTAGTGGCACGACATCACAATCAGGTAATGGTTCAGGTATTAATGAAGAAAAATGTTTTACCTTAAATCAAATTGATGTGCATGGTGTATCACGTAATATGAGAGTCAGAAGATTGACTCCGATAGAATGTGAACGGCTGCAAGGATTCCCTGATGGTTACACTGATGTAAGAGAGAAGTGTCCTGATGGGCCAAGGTACAAAGCCTTGGGTAACTCCATGGCTGTGCCTGTAATGAGATGGATAGGACAAAGAATAGAGGCTCAGAAATGAGCCTCATTCATAATTACTTATTGCATACGTACATTGTTATTTCAAAACCAAAACGTACTTCTGTTGCTTTAGGTGTTGTCCACATAATGTGTCTCCTGTTAATTGTGTTTGTCAAGATTGTATAGTAAAAAATTTTGGAGTAATATGAATCAAGATAACTATGAATTAATGCTAATGATAGATGATAACCACAAATATGTAGTATTCGATGGCTTCGGTGATAGCTTACGCTCGTTTGCCGACCTCGATCAAGTACAAATGTTTATAAAAACTAGACCTGAGTGTACATACAAAGAGATTTTGCCACTTTCCTACCATGATTTACTAAAATTATATGGCGATTCGCCATACTAATACCTACAAAGCTCACCATTAAATGATTGTTATTTTCTGATACCTTACCCTAGGTTACATTGAGATCGTGCAATACAGAGCGATTGTGAAGGTTGTTTTAGTGAGTGACCTTTGGTTTTTTGTGAATTATGTACATATCCATGCCTTCAGCATGAATTAACATAAAATCTGAATCATCCTCTTCAGAGAACATGATCTTCACCATAGATTCATCACCATCTTCTAAGATTTCAATGTTCCAAATCTTTTTTCCGATGACTTCATCTATTGCTCGAGCTTGTTCTGAGTTGAGTTCTGTTGTTATACTAGTTTCTTCGTCCATCTTCCACCGTCCTTGAGTACCATTGGCATGAGTTTAGGTTGCCCTTCTAAAATCATACCACATCCAACGATGAATCTGGATTTAAAATTCTTAGCATATTCAAATGCTAGTTCTTTCTGATTAATGAGACATCCAGTTTGCATACCCCATACTAGCTTGTCAGGATTAGAATAGTATTCAACTTTAAACTTAGAATGATAATGACCTTGAACTGTATTCATTCCATATTGCTGCGCTACCTTCATCACATCAGCTGACATACCATGAGTAAAGAAACATGCATTGCCATCAGACAAGGTCACCTTAAAATCATCTACCCATTTCCATCCGGGGCCTACTTGTAAGAACTCGTTATAGGTTTTTAAATATTCAAGACTTAGACCATGTGCTACGGCACGTCTATAAATAAGAGAAGAATGATTAGAGTGTACCAAGGTCATTTCTGGAAAAATTTTTTCCAACTCTTTTACATGCTTTCTAGCTTCACGTAGCTCATCACCAGGTGACTTCAGGTCAGGGTGATGGTTATGAAAACTAATTGCAT